GCCCCGTCTATAACATCGTCTAGACTTTTCTTTAAAGGCACTGCCTGCTCTGGCTTTATTTGCGCGTCGCTTGTTAGCAAAAACTTAAGCACTCCGTTTTTATAAACGCCAGCGCTTTGGCTAATTGCTGCCAAGTCAATACCCAAAGTTTCAGCATGCACGACAATAGGCGACAAACCTACTAGCGGGTCGTCACCGCAAAGCCCTTTAAAATGCAGCATGTCGGTAGCAGGCACAATAGAAGGGAAGCCCTTAAGGTTTATTTTATAAAATAGTTGCCCGTCCTGCATTACTGGTGTAACATAGTCAGGGGCAATAGGGTGCAACTCTACGCCAATAAAACGCGCGTCGCGATTAATAAAAGCGTAAGCATTACCTTTAAGCGCCAAGTGGCTTACCATGTATTTAGTAAAGTCGTATTTTGTTTGGTAAGGGTTAGGCTCGTTAATTAATGCAGTGCTGTAATGTATTACAATCTGGTCGCGATTAATGCCGTCGTCTTTGTATAGTTTCAAAGTGAGGCCTGCTATACCGTCTGCAATTACTCTAACGCAAGCATGCACCGAGGCTATGCTTAAAGCCGTGCGGTCATTTACCGCCTGCCCGCTTTTAGTCTGGTAGCCAAAAACATTGTTTAAGGTATTAATAAACCAGTCAGCAGGCTGAGACAAGCCAGAGCGCTTTTCTTTTCGGGGCTGCCAAAACTTTAAATTCATTGGGCGCAAATTACAACCGCGTTAAATTTTTTGCGTTAACATTTGTTACGCCCTTGCGCAAGCCAGCGAGAAAGTGCCGCCCTAAAAACATCATAAGACTTGTAACGCTTTACACCAAACTTGCCTAAATACTTTTGCTCTGTGGCATTGTAGGCGTCCTCGTAGGTCTTGTACTTGGGCAGGTTGTTATAGTATTCCTGCATGTAGTCGTCTAAAAATTTCATATACTTAAAAACCAAAATTCACTATTCTGCTCTTTGGCTGCGTCCTGCATGCAAGTGCCCAAGGCCATAACTATACTGACTGGCCCGTCGACTTTGTCGCCGCTCTTGGCCTTATTTATTTTAATGTTGCCTGCTGGGTCCTGAGTTAATAATATATTGCCCATCATCCAGCGCGTCACTGGGTTGCCAGCGTGCCTTAGCATTTTGTCCTTAACAAGTCGCTCAAGTTCTTTAGTCGGTGCAGACATACTAACAAAGCCCTGCCCAAAAGGAAACATTTGTAAACCTTCGTTTTGTAACTCAATTACTAACTGCGAAGCGTTAAAGCGGTCGAATGCTATGTCTTTAATTTCGTAGCGCTGGGCCAGTTCAATTACGCGGGCCTTAATAAAAGCGTAGTCCGTTACATTGCCCTCCGTTAATTCTATAAAGCCGTCGGCTGCCCATTGGCGAATAGAAGCGCCCGCAGCGTCCTTACGCTTAAAGGCGGTTTCACTCGGTAGCCAGTACCAAGTTCTTACAGCGTGCAGGCTTGGGAAGTATAACGAGAATGCACAAAAGTCGCCAGTGCTTGCCAAGTCTAAACCACCATAACAAACCTCGCCCTCTAGTTCGTCGTCGCCGTCGCATGCTTTCCAGAGGCTGTCACTAATCCAAGTCTGGGCCGTGTCGGTCCAAACATTTAACAGCTTAGTTTTAAACTCTACCTCCTTATGCACAAATTCTTTAGCCTCTGTTAACGCCTGCTCTAATTGTCTAGGGTATACGCTTATGCCCCAGTTAGGGTTAGCCTTTGCCCATACTGCTGGGTCGGTCCAGTCGTCGCCTTCGTCTAATGTGTATATAACAGAAAAAAGGGCGTCGTCCTTTATAGCCCCGTTTAAAACATTAGCACAATACTGCCGATGCTTATAGCAGGGTGCTTCTCGGTTAAAGCCTGCTGTTGTAATTGTAAAAAGCAAAGGCTGCCGCCTTGCACCCATAGAGTTACGAATTACATTATACAGCTCGTCGTTAGGGTGCGCGTGGTATTCGTCAATGCAAGCAAAGTGTGTATTAAGTCCGTCCTGCTTGTTTGGGTTCCACTCAAGTGGCTTATATAAACTTTGGCCGTAAACTATGCGGCGGTTATTAACAGAGTTGTTAACAGTTAACTCCTCGTGAAGCCATGGCAAGTTTTGGCACACTCGCACGCTCTCGCCAAAGACCATCATAGCTTGGTCCAACTTGGTGGCCGCGCTGTAAACCTGAGCCGCTGGCTCGTCGTCTGCTATAAGTCCGTAAAGCATAACTGCGCTGGAAAAGGTAGACTTACCATTTTTACGGGGCACTTCTACATAAGCGCGAGTAAAACGCCTGCTGCCATCCTCGTTTAAAAATCCAAAGAGGTTATAAACTATAAACGCCTGCCAAGGCTCTAGCGTAAAGTTACGCCCTGCGTAGTCGCCAGTCGTATGTACTAGCTGCTCTATAAAGTCTAGGGCGTGCTGTGCTAGTTGGTCATTAAAGCGCCAACCGTTTGCACGGTCCTGCTCATAACGAGCCACTGCGTTTTTAACATGAGCGCAGGCAGCAACTTCGCCGCTGTTTATTTTTGCTATATAGTCGTTTACAATTTGCACCGCCTAAAATATGCCAAGCACTCAAACGCTAGTTTTTCGTTTCGGTATGTAAACACCTGCCCAATGTCCTCGGCTTGCTGTCCTTGCTTATTGCAGGGCACGCCGTTAATGCAAACTACAAATTGCTGGCCCAATGGCTGCACTGTGTAAACTTGCTCGGCTTGCATTTTTACTGTGGTTGTCTCAAAGGCTTTGGTATGTACGGCCTTAGTTATAATTTTTTTGCTCATAAGTTTTCAATTTCTGTTTTTACTTCATGCCAAAATTCAATTCGTTTTTGCATAAACCCCCAATCACTTTCAACGGCTCCTAAACATTCATCTACTGCAATTAACGCGCACGCTATTGCCTCATTTCTCATTTGCAAGCCGACCCCGTCAAACTTTGCTACTAGTTGCTCGGCCTTTTCTTTTGGGCTCATGCTGTTTTTGGTTTTTTAAGTAGTTCTAATTTACTGACTGGCTTAGATGGTAAATTGATTTTACCCCGTGCGCTTGCAGTAATACCAAGCATTTGCCCAATGCGTAGCGCTTCGCTATGCGCTGACATTGCAGCTTTAAAACTTGGATTTATTATTTTTTCGCCGTAGCGGTTTGTAATTACTGGGCCGTCTTTAGCGACTTCTTTATAAAGGTCCATATACAAACCCATATTTTGACAATAGGCGGCCACGGCCTCCTTGTCAACTTTGCCAAAACACTGCATTCGCATAAGTTCAGGCGCTACCTTAAGCCAGATTTTTAAAGCCTCACCAGTAAAATACAAAGGCGCGTCTAAATCTTGTTCTGGTTCGGTTGTTGGTTCGTTTAAAAGGCGCGATTTTTCCAGCGTGCCCTTAGCTATTTTTAAAGCGGTGGGAATTTTCGGTCTTGCCATTGTTCAAAATTATATATTTATTTTTGTTTTATAACGCATTATTTTTTTATGAGCTAGTGCAGTATATGTTTAAATTTTTAAAGTGTCTTAAAACGCTTGTAAATGGCCTTAAAACTCAAAATAGCCTGTTTTGCGCGTGTGTGCTTCAAAAAGGAACCTGCGGTTTTGCGTGCCTCTGTGTAAGATTTTAACCCCCGTACGGGTCGGAATGCCGCTCCTTGGCAGACTTTGAGGCATGGCATGAATTACACAAGGGCTGTAAGTTTTCACTGTCCCAGAAGTTTCCGCCTAGTCTCACTGGCTTTATGTGGTCAACCATTTGCGCTAAGGTTATTAGTCCGACCTCTTCGCAGGCTCTACATAGTGGCGAGTCTTGAAGTATTAAAGCCCTGACATTACGCCACTGCTGAGTATTATACCTTGGCTCTTTATAGGCGCCTTTAGTGTATTCTTTTCGTGCTGCTTTAGCGCGCTTGCTTGGGTTAATGTTAGGCATTAGTCTGCATTACAAAAACATTCAAAGGAAGGGTCGCCATCCCATAAACTTAACTGACTCTGTGCTTTGGCTCTAAGCGTGTCATAGGTAATTTCCTTTTTAAATCGGTGCCCGCTTGTCTTCTCCACATTTACCCACCAATTAAATAACTCTGGCTTTTCTTTGGCTATTATAGCAAGTTTGCCTTTGCCTTTGAGGAAACAGCAGTCGCAATTTCCGTAAGGTTCATTTAACTTAAGGTTAAAGTCTTGCTGCGCCCAAAATGTTAATACATCCAGTTTGTTTACTTTCCACTTAACTAATGGCAACTCTACGCCTAAGTCTTTAGCCTTTGCCCAGCGCCTCGGTTCGTCGTAACGAATACCGTTATAACTTACATAGTCGTTAACGCCAATGCTCTTTAAATAGCGTCTAAGCGTTTCTATTTTAAGTTCTAAGGTGCAATAGCGAAACTGTTGGTTTGGTATGCTTGCGGGCCTTTGTAGTAGTAATTCGTTAAATGGTTGGCCGTTTCGACTGGCAGTTTTATAAGTAACAACCTCAAAGGTAGCAGGCTTTCTGTATTCTAACCACACTATTCCTAAATTCCAGCGCTTGTCACACTCGTTAACAAAGTCAAGAGTTTGCGGCATTTCCTTTCCAGTGTTTTGAAAGGTTATTAAATACTCTCCTCCTTGGTCAATTAAACGCTTTGCCATATAGGCGGAAGTTCTACCACCACTAAAATTAATTACTTTAAGCATTAGTATTCTCCTTGTAAAGTGTTAACTGGCCCTCGAATGTCGTCGGAATTGTAACACATTCGCCGTTCCTATTCTTACCTATAATCAGTTCAGCGTCTTCTATTACTGGCTTCTCGTCTTGGTAGTAAGCAGGGCGAAAAGGGAATAGCACAGAGTCAGCGTCTTGCTCTATTGCACCGCTTTCTCTTAGGTCGCTAAGTAGTGGGCGCTTGTCTTGGCGTGACTCACTGGCTCTACTTAACTGCGCTAGGATTATAACGGTTATGCTTAACTCTTTGGCTAGTAACTTAAGGTTACGGCTAATCTCTGCCACTTCTTGCTCTCTGTTCTGCTTTGTGCCTTTAATGAGCTGTATGTAGTCAATTACGAGTAAGTCTAGCCCATGCTTGCCTTTGTGCAGTTTAACCTTGGCTTTAATGTCTGCTATTGAGGTTTCGGCGTCGTCGTCTATGTAAAAGTTAATTGTCTGGCTGTTGGCTATGTTACAGAGTCTGTCTATGTCATTCTCCTTTAATGCACCGTTACGCACCTTGTAGTTTGGTATTGCGCCAATGATTGAGAGGTAACGCTTAGCCAGTTGCTCGTTAGACATTTCAAGACTTAAAAACAATGCTTTGCCCCCAGTTGCTGCAAAGTCTTTAGTAAGGCTTAAGGCTAGTGCAGTTTTACCCATTGCGGGGCGTCCTGCTATTACGATTAAGTCGCCACCATTATAGCCTCCTAGGTACTTGTCTAGAAATAACCAGCCAGTAGGCTTACCCGTCAGGCGTTGCCCTTTCTGTATGTTTTCTACTATTTTGTCTACTACTTTATTCGTCTCGTTTACTATGCTGTTAGGGGCTTTAGCGCTGCTAAATTGTGTGCTGTCTAGTAGCTGCTGTACTTCCTGCATTAGCCCGTTAAGGTCCTTAGTTAAATTTAGGTTGCCAAGTCGGTCTATAAACTGAGTGTGTAGGTAATTATACTCCAATTCTCGCAAATAAGGGCTAATAGACGACTTGTAAGCAACTTTCTGCTGTATAGTAAGGGTTTCTATTAACTCAGCACCTTTTAACGCCTTAGAGAGCCTTATAATTTCAAAAGGCGTCCCCTCCAAGTAAAGGGCGGTCATAAAATTAATTAACTTCTGGTGTAAAGGCTTAGTAAACCATTGGGGCTTAACCTTGGGTAGTTGGTGGTGAAACTCAGGGTAAAAGAGTAACTGGCTTATTATGTGTGTTTCTGTTTCCATGTTAGTTATAAATTAATTTTAACGAGTGAGCCTTTCTAAACGCGGCCTGCTTGGTTGGGTGTTCGCTGTGTAGTTTCTGCTTTAGGTATACCCTCCAGACTTCTTTTGTGTTTACTATGGCTTTTACTATTCTTATTTCGTGGTTAATGTCTACGCTATTCGTCATTTAAAGAGGCTTTAACGGGTTTAACTGTGGTTTGTGGTCCTTTGTCTTTGTAGTTGCTTTTCCAAGTCCTTACAGCGGCTTTCCAGTCCTTCATTTTGTTTTTACCTATTTGCCAGCCTTTGGCTTCGTAGAAGTTTACAAACTTTTCGCTCAGGTCCTCCATGCCTTGCTCTTGCATGTAGGCGTTAACCTCTAGGGCTGTTGGTGGGGTGAACCTTGCCGCCTTTTCTTTTATATTTTCTTTTACTATTTCATTGTCATTTACATTTACATTAACATTGTCAGCTTTTTTGGGTTTTAAAAAAAAGGCTTGGGTTTTTTGGGTTTCGTCTAAAAAGGGTTGGGTTTTAGGTCTGCCTCCCTTTCTGCCGTTCTCTTTTTGCTTGTCTATATAGTGTTCGTACTTCTTTAAATCCCGCTTTAATTGGGTTTTAATAGACTCGAAGGCAATAGTTAAAAGCAAGTCGTCGCTCTCAGGGTTCTCGTCGTTTACATAAGCAAAAATGTGCTTAATTAGTTTGCCTGCCTGCTCGTCTGGTAGCATGTTAAAAACGCCCTGCTGGTCACAGTACAGAATAAATGATTTTTTGTCTTTAGCCATAAAATTAAAGCCCCACCAAAAAGCCGCGGGGGAGCGCAGGCCTTCTAGCAGGGCAAATTTCTTTTAACTTTTTGAGGTCTCCCCACCTCAGTTAACGCTACAAATATAGCAAAGTTTTTAACTTACCAAAGTCTTTGCCATAAGTTGCCCATGGTAAAACTCGAAGCCCTTATTAAACCAGTTTTGATGTTCTCGCTTTTCAGCGTCTAGGCATTCGTTTTTTAGTCTAACTACGGCACTTACTAGGCCCTCGTCTGTTAATTCTTTACGCCCGTAAGCCATAAGCAACTCTAGCACCTTAAAGGCGTAGGTTTCCACTGGTGTTAATTGTTCTGTATTCATGTTTTAAGTTTTAGTCTAAATTTAGTTTGTTTTCGTTTAAAATTCTGTGCAGTTCGTCCCTCGTTTCACTTAGCGCCTTGTAAACCTCCTCTGGCATGGTGTCGGGGGCGTATTTTGTTTGAGTCCTGAGGTATTGGTCCACTTCCCACATTGAATGCGCCCACCTCCAGCCGTCGCAAGCGTAATTAAATGCCTCCTCGTCGTCTGGTAAATTGTATTCTAAAACAGCTCTCATTCTTTTAACGCATAAGTTACTTGGATGTCGTGGGCCTTCTCGCCTAGTATTGTCTGTTTAAACGCCTTGCGCATTTCCTTTACCCAGTTAGCCTGCGGGCTGCCAATTTGTGCTACAAACTGCTGCACTTCTGGACGCTTAAAACTGCGGTCTGTGTGTTCTATTTCTATTGTGATTATAAATGTTTTCATTGTTCGCCTCCTCCGTAGGTTTCGTTGTAGTATTGTTCACCAGTTATTGGTAGTGTACTTTCAGGATAATCAATTCCATGAACTGTTCCTTTGTTGTATGCAGTTTCAATTCTTTCCTTCTCCATTTCTTTGGCTTGTTCATATAAAGTAGCATAAGTATTTGCATATTCACCTATTGATATTTCACCCTTTTCTAATTGAATTTTCAAAGCCCAAGTTTTTTGGTGAAACCACTCCACTGCCGTTTGTTGTTTATTGTTTTCCATTAGTGCCATCCATTCTTAAATGCTTGGTTGTAATCATCAAACATTGCTATCAATAACTTACATATAATACCGACTGTAAATAGCAATACTATTCTTATTGTAAATACTAATACCTTTTTCATTTCTCTCTTTTTACTTTGTTAGTTGTGTTTCGACTTAGCATTAAATAAATACCGCAGTAAGCAAATACCAGAAGAAGAAGAATTATTACCCCAAGAAAAAAATGTATACTCTTATGCATGGCTATTATAAGCGCTAAAATTCCTATCAAAATAATTAAAGCGTTTATTGCCTTTTGTTTTTTATCTCTTTCCATTTGTTTTTTATCTTTTTCCATAAGTTCTTTTAGTTTTTGTTTTCTTTCTTTTCTTAATTGTTCACGATTTTCAATACGCCATTTGTTTATTGCTATTGCATCTGATTGCTCTGCGTTTTCAAGGAGTTCTTTTATTTTGTCGTTCATTGCTCACCTCCCTTGTGTATTATGTTTTTGCAGTTTCCTTTGTGACATAGAATATCGCCCTTGTAATTTTTACAAATAAAGTATTCACATCCTTCGATTACACATACTTTAAGCGGGTCTGATGCTAAATTGCCTTGACTGGGTATTGTGTAGTTTGTAGTTCTTGATGATACTGTTGGTTCTGTGCAACCACTTATCATTCCGATAAGTAATGTTGCTAATAATAGTTTGTCCACTGCCGTTTGTTGTTTATTGTTTGTCATTGTTTACAGCCTCCATAACTGCTTTGTATAGTTTTGTTTCTAGTTTGTAATTAAGTTTTAAATAGGTAGCGTATTGAGTTGCGCCGTGTATTCCGCTGGTGTGGTGTCTGTCTAGCAAGCCAGTCATTTTAACCCACGAAATGTTATACTCATGCCGTGCAATGTAAAAAAACAAGTGCCTCGCTGTTACAATGTTACGCTCTCGACTTGGGCCCATTAACTGGCCTGCCGTTGTGTTAGTTGCTTTGCACACTTCTAGCAGCAAGTCGTTAATTACGCTTTTGTTTTGGAATGTCGCTTTGCGTGTCGGGTTATTGAGTTCAGCCTTTAGCGTTTCTACTTCCACATTATGCTTGGCTATGAGGCGCTCTAACTGTTGCTCGAGCGCCCTAACTCTCTGGCGTGTTTTGCCGTAAAGTACCAAATAGTCTACCTCCGTTTTATTTGCTAGCATTGGCCTTCTCCTCTCTCTTCTTAGCCATGTGGCGGCGCTTCTGCTCTCTTACTCTGTTCATGTATAACTCAGCGTTATAAATGCGGCTTTGCATAACTTCTATTTCCGTCAAGTGGCTACGGGTTAAATAGTTCAAGTCCTCGGCCAACTCATGCGCACGCTTTGCCCATGTCATTTTAACACCCTCAGACTCGCGCAGTTTTGCTTTCGTGTCCAGTAGTTCTAAATAATGGCTGTGGCCCTGTCGGCTTTCGGCTTTGTAAATTGACTTAAGGCGCTCAATAGTTTTGCCTTGGTTGTAAATTGTGCCCAGTGCTATTGCTGTGCCCAATGTTAGTGCGGTGTAAAATAAGTAAATCATATGTCGGTCGTTTTAATTCTATACTGGTAGCCTACATAACTTTTAGCCGCGTCCTCGCCGCTTCTAAACATTTCGGCAAAGTAGTGACCGCCCCAACAAGGACCGCCTGCCGCATTGTAAGCCTCGGCTATGCAGTCGGCCTCCTCTTGTAGTCGTTTCTCGCACAGCTTTACAGCTGCTTTAATAGCGTCGCTCGCGTTGGCCCTGCCTCCGTGGCGCTCTGTAAACTCGTAATGCTCTACTAAGTGCAACAAGTCTAAAATGGTGTTTTCTAGTGGTGTATTCATGTTATTTTATTTTGCCTTTGTACATGCGATTAATTTCCTTGCGCTGGTGTTTGATTGCCTCGTTAAACCCTTCTATAAATTCGTCACGCTCGAACTGGTAGGGCGTTGCCTCGGGTAAATTCTGGTAGTGTTTAACTGTCTGCTTAACGCAGTGGGCGCCGTACATTACCGCAATAGTAACGGGGGTGCCAATGATTAGGTAAATTAAGTCTAGTGCCATAGTGGTATAATTAAGGGGGCGGTTAAGCCCCCTTTTTGTTTTCGTTATACCAAGCCAAGCAATTTGCGCAGACTAAATTTGTGTCCATTGTAGCGTGTTCCAAAAATTGTCTTGTTTTCATTGCAAAAGCGCCTTTGCTGTTTGCCCACATTTTGCGTCCGCATTGCATGCGAGAAGTGTTTAACTTGTTGTTGCCGATGTTCAAGAATAAGTGAATTTTGTAGTCCATGTTGTGTGTCATTTGTGAATACAAACTAAGCACATACAATTCACATATGCAAGCACTTTGTAAAAAAAATTAAAAAAAGTTTAAAAAAATAAAACCCCCAAGTATTACCAAGGGGGCCTAACATGAAAACAGAATGCTAGAAACTAACAACTAGCACACAAATATACTACTCTAGTACCTTTTCTATTGCCCTTATTATTTGTAGTGTCTTAGGCTCGCGCTTTTCCCACTTGGTTAGCAGGCCTCGGCTTATGCCCACCTCTTCGCAAACTTGGTTTAGGCTTATGCCTTTTTCTATGCAGCGCTTACGCCACTTTACTACTAGGTTCTCGTCATTCATTGTGCAAATTTATGAAATAGTTTGTATTTTTGTAAACATGAAAACAGAACACATTTTAAGCAAGTCACGACTGGACCTAATTAACAAGGCCCCAAGCCTCTATAAACGCAAGTATATAGACGGCGTTAATGAGCAGCTAGAAACCCCTGCACTGGTGTTAGGCAAGGCACTGCACTGCCGAGTTTTTGAGCCTGCCGAATGGGGAAGGCGTTACACCATAGCGCCAGACATTGACCGCAGAACCAAAGAGGGGAAAGAACGCTGGGCCGAGTTCCAGCAAAAGTCCGAAGGCTTAACAGTTGTAACCCGTGAGCAAGACGACGCCATAGAGCGAATGAATAGCGCCGTTTATAAGCACCCTGCTGCGGCTTATTTGCTAGGGTTAAAAGCTACCAGTGAAATTATGGTTAACTGGGTGGACGAGGTTAGCGGCATCCCCTGCCGTGGCATTTTTGACCGCCTTACTACCAGCGCTATTATAATGGACCTTAAAACAACAGACGACGCTAGCCCTAAAGGCTTTGCTAGAAGTTGCCATAAATATAGGTACCATGTGCAGGCTGCATTTTATATGGACGGCTTCGAGCGTGCCTATAACCAACTCTGCGAGGGGTTCTTTTTTATAGCAGTAGAAAAGAGCGAGCCGCACCTAGTGGCCGTTTACTATTTAACAGCCGAAGACATACAGCGAGGCCGTCAGCAGTACCGCGAAGACATTGAAAAATTTAGCACTTGCTTAAAGTTTGACGAGTGGCAGGGCTATGGTGACGGCGTGCAGGAATTAACATTATTTAACCATGGAAAATAAAACAGAACTAACACAAACAGCGGCCCCGCTTTCACAGTTTGAGCAGGCCCAAAGACAAGCAAAGGCGTTATGCGCTAGCGACCTAGTCCCACAGCAGTACAAAAACAATGTAGCTAATACATTGGTAGCGCTCGAAATTGCAAACCGAATAGGCGCTAGCCCGCTTATGGTAATGCAGAACCTGAATATAATACATGGGCGTCCTAGTTGGGGCAGTTCGTTTATTATAGCGGCTATAAATGGCTCTGGCAAGTTTACAGCCCTGCGCTTTGTTGGAGACTTGGCCAAAGGTATTAAAGCGGTTTGTCAGGAAAAGGCCACGGGCGAAACTTTAGAGGGGCCAGTAGTTACTATGGACATGGCCAAGGCCGAGGGCTGGGTAGACAAGGCAGGCAGTAAGTGGAAAACTATGCCTGAGTTAATGATGCGCTACCGTGCAGCGGCTTTCTTTGGGCGTCTCTATGCACCTGAGATTACTATGGGCATGCACAGCACCGAGGAGGTTATAGACATCCAGCACGAAGAGCCCAAGGCGGTTGCTGCAATTAACGAGGCTATTAAAAAGTAATGCAGTTTAATAACGACTTTGCGTTTGATTTAATTGTGGGGCAAATGGCCGAAAAGGAACTGGCTGCCGTGCTGCAAGACAAACGCATAGAAGTTAAAAGCGACAAGCTAGCGCATAAAACTGGCAATGTATTTGTAGAATACGAAAGCCGAGGCAAGCGCTCAGGCATTGCAACTACGCAAGCCGACTATTATTGTTTTGAGGTTAAGGGCACCTACATATTAATTAGCGTGCCCCGCCTTAAAATTATAGCGCGTAAGCACATTGGAACAGACAAAGACATAAGAGGAGGCGACGAGAATACCAGCAAAGGCATTCTGCTGCCTATTTTAGACTTGCTTAATGCGTAGAAAAGCCGTCACTATTATACGCTTTTAGGTATAATGTGTAATAAAACCGACTAAATTATATGTTTTTGCGTATTATAATACCAGTTACCGCGTCAAGTCGCTGGAATTAATAAGCGTGTAGGTAAAAGAGTTTCCCCATATTTCGGCAGAAATTTCACATATTGCCATAAATTTGTTAAAGTCTTGGGTGCGTTTAAACACCTGACAGCCTTCGCTCCAGCGGTCCACTCTTATAGAGTCTACGCCTGCCTTATGTATGTTAATGCCAAACACCCCGCGCTCGGTTCTGTCCTCTTGGTAGAGCCCGTCGTTTTTAAAGTCTCTATACACCACCACTGGGCCGCATTGCCTCAGGGCTTTGTACTTGCCTTGGTGTAGGCCTAACATGTAAGCGCCTCTATACTGCCCTGCTTTTAGGCGTGCCGTTCCTGCGCCGTTGTCAGTAGTAAACTTATAGGTTAACAATTCCCAGTTGTCTTTAACCTTATAGGCTAAAATTATGTCGTCGTCGAAGGCGTTAGTAACTTTAAGGCCAGTGCTAGAATTTCGCACGCCTATTATATTTAGGTTATAGTCGCCCTCCTCAAACCATTTGTAACCTAGCCCCGTAATGGTCCGCTTTAATTGTGCTATATTGTACATGCTTAATTCGTTTTATAGGTGTAGGCTTCCATCGAGTATTGCTGTCCTATTTTGTGCCTATTGTAGCAAGGTTTAAGAATTAACCAGCGCCCGCCTAGTGGCTTTGGTGGTGCCCCTCTCTCTACATGCCAGCCGCCCTGCCCGTCGTTATATTCCTCTTTGTAAGACGGTGTCCTAATCATTAAAATGTCCTTAAGTTTTATAGAATTGTGACGGTCCAAGCGCTCGACTGTATAGGTTAACTCTGTGCTTTCATGTACATGCCCCATCCAAATAGCGTCCGCGCCTTCTACCATTGTTTGCATGCGGTTAAATTGTATTACACCTTTTGTAACTGGTCCGCCACCGCCTGAGCCGTGAAAGTATTTAAGTTTATAGCTCATGTTAACTTCGCTGCTACTGCAATACTGCCATATTACCCAGCCACCATAGCCGCCCACTTGTATAGTGGCCCCAGTAACAGCGTTTAAAGCACTTACAAAGCGCTCTATAACATCCGTTTCACAGTGGCGAAGTATACTAGTCTCGTGGTTGCCATAGCCTATAACCTTAATGTTTTTGGCGTAAGGTTTAAACCATTCTACTGCCGTGTCTATAACCAAGTCTAAATAGCGGCTGCCGTTATGCTCTGGCCTTATGTCGGACTTGCTACGGCGCCCGTCATATTTGCCTTGCATTAAACAAAATAAATCTCCGTTAATAAGTATGTCGTGGCCTCCGTCTACTGCCTCTTGCATATGCTTAGCCAGTAGCTCGCGGTCGCAGTGTGGGTTGTCCCAGTGGCAGTCACTAATTAAAAGCGTTTTGCTTTCTACAAACTTAGAGCGGGTTATATAAACATTGTTAGTTTTCATAATAGCAGGGCCACAATAGTAACCGCCGCTAAAATAGTGCATAGGTTTTTAAAGCGTGTTACCTTTTTGTCTCTGGCCTGCAACTCGTCCAATAACTTAGACTGTATTTTGTCCTGCTCTGCAATTACCGCGCTGTCAATTTTGCGGTATTCACGGCACAGCGCTAACTGCTCGCGAGCCTCAGCGCCTTTTAATAAATAGTAATTACTTGCCGCAAGAGTCGAGGAGTCTGTGCATTGACAATAAGCGGCGGGTTGCTGTGCAGCTAGTGTCACCAGCAAGCACAATATAAAGCGTTTCATATTTAGTATTTAAAATTCGCTGGGTGTCGCGTAATGTTTTGTATTTAAGTTTAACGCGTT